ACCATTCTGCAACGATATGCCCAAATAATCCATTGCGTCACTGATATCATCTGTTGGCTTTGCAAGATTCGTCAGAATAGTTCGAAGGCTACTTCCGGCCATGCTGCTTTTCAATCCTGATGAAGCCATGAGACCGAGAGCGATGGCTGTATCTTCTACACTATAGCCTAACGATCCAGCTACCGGAGCCGCATATTTAAATGATTCACCCAACATGGCAACATTTGTATTGGAATTGGCCGAAGCCGCTGCAAGAACGTCAGCAAAATGTGAAGCGTTAGAAACTTCTTTCGTAAAACCATCTTTAATAATTTTGGTTGTGCCATCTGCTGATAAGCCGAACGCTGTCATCGCATCTGTTACAATGTCAGAAACGCCTGCCAAATCTTCTCCCGACGCTGCGGCTAGATCCATTACACCTTCGATTCCATTTAACATATCCTCAGCTTTCCAGCCGGCCATTGCCATATACTCCATCGCAGAAGCTGTCTCGCTTGCGGTGTACTGCGTGGATTTTCCAAGCTGTTTTGCCTTTTCAGACAGTCTATCAAAGTCGGATCCTGTAGCTCCGGAAATAGCTGCTACAGACGACATAGCATTCTCAAAATTCGCGCCAGCGCTTATTGCACCAGCAGTCAAGCTTTTCAGTCCGCTTCCGATTGCCGAGACTGCCTTGGATCCAATCGCCGCCATAGCACCAAATCCAATTCCACTTGTAAGCGTATTTTTCAGATTATCAGCATAACTGCTACATGATTTCATCATTGACGAGAAGTTTTTATCTTCCGCGCACAAAACCGCTTTTACGCTATAAGA